TCCCATCGCTTTGACAAGACATCGTCACGAGTGAACACGGACCCATCATCGAGCGTCGTCAGTTCAAGGTTGTCCACCGCAAACCCTGCCGACGTGACCAACTGACTGACAGCAACGCCGGGGTCCGCGTCATAGACCTGCGCCGATATGGTGACGCTGCGGTCGTGACTCGTGAACCCGAATATCTCGCCGTCTGTTCTCTCGATGCGAAGCCCAAACGCAACCGTGTGAGCAGTCCCGGCGTAGTGCGCTGCGAGGTCAACCGGAATCGTCTTCAAAGCCGGATTTCCTCAAGACGGATTGACGGAGGAATGACGGCAATGTTTGTCATCGTGGCTTGTAGCTGGCTGATCCATTCATCGTCGGAGAACGTCACAGGGATGTCGAACTGACCTTCCCATGTGTATGTGTCTCCACCAACGTGACCCGAGATCGTTGCAACGCCGGTTGTGTGGTCAATGGTCGCCGTGGCCGTGGTCACGACAGATGCCCGCGTGCGATACACGATGACCGTTCCTGAGACGGGCTTGTAGATGTTCCGCAGCACGTTCACGCCGCCGAACGTGTGGATGCGCTGTAGTTGGTAGTCGCTGCCGGTGATGAGCGTGAGCGTGCTGTTTGTCTGCGTTGCTCGGTAGTCCGCCCAATACCTGAAACGAAACCCGGCGTATGGCGTGAACATCACAACGTAGAACGTGTCGAGAACAAGCTGGTGATCCGCATTGCCCCTCATTCCATGCGATATGTCGAATCGATGGATGGGCGCAGATGCAGAAAACCCCTGCATCAATTTGCCGTTGGGAAGATAGGTCTTAGTTCGCCCCGGAACGGTAGGCCCGCCCGATGCGCCCTGCTCGATGCGAGCGTCTAATCGTTGCTCAAGAAAGGCCATCAGGTGTTCCTCGACATTGCACGTTGAACACCTTCGCCAGCACGCGCTGAAATCTGCGCCTGTGTGCTGCGGTCAACCGTTCCGGCAATCGTGAAGTTGTTGTAAACGTTCATTGCCTGACCTGAGCCATTGATCGGCGTGACCTTGCCGCCTTGACTTCCGACCGTCAGGTAATCACGCGAGCCGATGGAGAGAACCTCCGCGCCGCGTTCGTTGATCGGGTACAGACCACCCGCAGAGACTGAACCGCCGTCCGCCTTGCCTGCTCCGAACACGCTCCCGAGAACACTGGCGAACCCGCCACCACCGCCGCCGAAGATGGCGTTTGCCAATGGCCCGGTGATGCTTTGACGAATGGCGATGCGCGCGAGGTCTGACAGGATGGAATTGGCGAGGTCGCTGAATGAGAGTTTGCCGGTCTGCGCGAACTTCACCAGCGCGTCTTCTGCGCCCTTGAATGCGTCAGTCACTGCGCCTTGAATGTCAGAGTAGACATTCTTTGTCTGATCGTAGTAATCCTGCAGCGCCTTCTCGGCACCGAGCCCAGCGTCTGCGCGTTTGGCCGCTTCCTGTTGGTAGTACGAGTCGGTCAGTGCAAGGGCCTGCGATTGGTAGCGTTGAATGCGTGCCAACTCTTGCAGGTAATACTCTTGGCTGATGCTGCCATCTCTGTTCTGTTCTTCAAGCCGCTGGCGTTGCTGTTGGTACTTGTCTTGCACGGCTTGGATATCAGACCGCCTGCGCTGTTCTGTGTCACTTTGACCGAAGCTATCTAGCTTGCGTTGCTGATCTAGCCGCAGCGTGTCGAGATAGCCCTGCGCTGCCGCTTCCGCCTGCTCGTAGGCGCGTGCAACCTTCGTCAGTGCGTCGGCCTGCTGAATCGTCAGGACGGTCACCTTGGCCGATGTGTCCGCCTCGATGATGGCAATCTTCGACTTGTTCTCGGCAATCTGCTTGTCCAGGCGGATGCGTTCCGAGCCGGTCGCAGTTGAAGCCGCAAACCGCTGGTTTTCTGCGTCCAATTCCGCGATCTGAGCATCGGCGTTGCGCTCGATGAATTGCCGCTTTGCTGCGAAATATTCGCGGTCTTGAACGAGTCCAGACGAACGAAGCGCCTCAAGCACCGATTCCGCATTCTTGAATGCGTTGGCCTGCTGTTCGTAAGCCGACTTGATCGCATCGACATCGGCTGCGAGTTGTGCCGCTTCCGTGTTGTCTGCGCGTCCCGCCTTTGCCGTTCTGCCGCGTGGCGTGTTGACGAACTTCGACGTATCGACGGCAGGCTTGACCGCTGCCGATGGCTTGTTCTTTTTGCCAGCAGCAATCGCCCGGTCGAGACGTGCGCTGAACTGCTCGGCACTCAAGATGCTGTCCACCTGTCGGGACAGATCAGCGGAGATCGACTGAGCCTGCCGCAGATTGCCGGAGGCCAGCGCAGCCGCAGCCGCAGCGACCCCGCCGATGGTGGTCCCGACGACACGGAACACCCGCGCCACACCGTCACCCGCATCGACCACGAGGCCGAGCGCACGAACCGCAGCCTCTGCGAAATCAGCGACCCCGCTATTTGTTGCTAGGTTGCCGGTTGCCCTGTCCAGCCCGATGACTTCCGAGATGGATTCGATCAGCGCAGTCTGCAACGCAAGCAACGCCGGGGCCGCTTCAATGGCTGCTTTCTGTGCCAGCAACCCGAGTTGAGACTGAAGCCGCGCAGATGCGTCCGCGTACTCATCAGCGAGCGCAATCTGTTCGTTGGTCAGCCCGTTGTTTTCCTCGGTCTGCCCGGCAAGCTCCTTCAGCGCACGGAGTTGGTTTTCTCCACCGCGCCCGAATAGCGCAGTAGCAACTGCCACTTTCCCAGCGCCGTCCGCATAACCATCGAGCGCCGTGGCAATGGCTTTGTATTGCTCATCAGGTCTTAGCGCCTTGAACTTGTTGACTTCAATTCCAATGGCGGCAAGTGCTTTGCCAGCGCCTTTGCTGTCGTCGTCAACCTTCGCCAGCCGCTCAGACAACCGAGCAGTTGCCGTAGCGATCTGATCAATCGAAACCCCCGCGACATCCGCCGCCGTCTGAATTGATGCAAGGCCAGCCGGGTCCGCGCCGGTCTTGTCTGCTAGGTCTTGATATTCACCAATCGACTTGATTAGCTTATCGATGGCGACAATCCCGCCGATTGCCGCAGCTCCTACCGCCGCAACAGCGAGCCCAACAGACTTGCCGAAATCTTCGGCGGCTTTCTGTTGCTTCTTAAATGCCGCTTCAATCTTCGTTGTGGACGTCTCGGCCTTGTCGCCCGCGCGAGCGAATTTGCCCAGGTCTTCAGTAGCCGACCGGACGCCGGAACTATCGACGCCTAGTGAGAGGGTTGTGTCAGCCATCTTTTTTCCTGAGCAATTCCACCGCCGCCGCTTCCATCACCCGCAGGTTGTGGAAGACTTCCGGCCATTCATCCGCGCCGATGCCGAAGCACTCACGGACAACCGGCATGGACTCATAACGCAGCCCAACAACCCCGCCGGGTCCGACGTTCCACTGTGTCGAGAGGGAGGCAAAGACTTGCACTGACTCCCAGTTGTCGGGCCATACCTCGACCACGACAACGGGAAAGTCCTCCGGCATAAGGCCAAGACTGGCGTCTGCCTGCGGAGGCGGCGTGTAGAGGTCACACGCCGCCGCCTTCAGTTTCCCAACTTCGCCCCTGTCAGAGCGGTTGCATGGGCTTCGAGGATGGCCTGTCCTGCCGCGTGATAGTTTTGAAGAAGCTCCTCCACATATTCACGCGAGAACTCGGCATCGACATCGAACCAGTTGACCGCGATATCCATCACCGCGTCCGTGTAGGTCCGATCCTTCGACCGATCACCTGTCAGCCATTCACCGTAAGCCTTCCGGGTGAAGTGCTTGAACTCAAATTCGACCGCGAAAGTCTCCCCCGGGGCCGGGATGAGAACCTTTGACCGAAACGTGGGGTTAGCCTTGAGCTTGAGCATTAGGCAGCGTATCGTGTGGAGGTTGGGCAAGCCAGAGAGACAGACAACACGGTCTTCTGGTTCTCGTTGATCGTGAACGATGGCTCACCATCGAAGCCCACATAGACGCTGTAATAGATGACTGCGCCGGATGGCAGGCTTGCTTTCAACACGTAAACCGTTCCAGCAAGGTCTGCTGCTATTAAGTCATCGTGCCATGCCAAGTCAGGGTCATAGTCCATCACCAGCGTCATGGAGCGGGCATTCTTGAACGTCGGACGCTGGCGCTGCCGCCCGTCTTCCAAATAAACCCATTGGTAGAACTGTTGCTCACCGCCTGCCGATTGCACGTCAGTGACTTGCGAAATGGCGGTAAAAGAAGTGACTTTGCTGGCCGTTCCGACCCCGAACCCAGACGGGTATAGCGTCGTCGAGGATGTGTCGATACCTTCAAGGTTGAAAAGATCGGTAGGGGCGGCATTCGCAGCGACCCGGATTACGCGCTGGTCAAGACGTGATGAGTTTCCAAGAATCACGATGTCGCCAGCCGAATAGCCATGCGAAACAGATGAAGCAACGGCGGTTGTTGCGTTGGAAATTGCCGTGACAGTCTTTGTCGCGGCGTAACTGGTGGCAAGTGAAAACACTGTGCCATTGGGGAAGGATGAGGACATTGCGTGCCTTTCAGAAATGAAAAAAGCCGCTCAATGGCGGCTGTTTGTTGAGCCCAAAAGGGCAGCGGGGAAATCAGTAGGTTTCTGCTCGATACGTCAGAGAGCAGGGGATGACATAGCGGTCAGGCTCCAAGATGGCCGGAGCCGCCGATACGGGTTCAAGGATGTAGATGGTCACGCCGCCTTCAGTCAGTGGCGTGGCAGGATCGAACAGAGTCGCCAGCGCGGAGACAATCGCCTCACCTGCGCCCGGACCTGTCCCGATGGGAAGACAGACGGAAACCTGAAACACGCCGCCATATCTCCGGTGCTCGCGTCCCAGATCTTGAGACAGCGTGGCAATCGGCAGCATGAATGCCCGCAGATAGGTCGTGCCGTTCGTCGGGGTGAATGCTCTGTTCTCCCATGCCACCGACAGAGACTGCGTGCCCGCCCATGTGTTGAGCGTCGTCTCGATGGCCTTGCGGATGATGGATTGAGTCATAGCAACGCGCTTTCGAGTTGTGCCTTGATCTCGGCAACCGTTCTGCGGACCATCCCTTGCGGGGCCTGCGTTCTGGAATAGCCGTCCTCAAGACGCCGCGCATAGAACAGGCCGTTGCTGATGTACATCACGCCACCAATGGGCATGTCATAGATGCCATAGACCAATCCCTTCGTCGTGGCGTCCCAATCGGTGATTGGCGTTTTGTCCTCGCGCCCGGAAATCGTGTAGTTCGGAGATCCGAAGCTGACGTTCCAATTCGCCTTGAAGCGTCCGGTATCGACGGGGCTTTTGAAGATGACCGACTTGAACGTTTCAAGCGTGATCTTCCTGACCGCCGTCTCCACGTCGCCATTCATGCGCTTGGCAATGTCATTGATCGGCACGGACCACTTAGACACGGGCCTGCACCTTGTAGATCACCACCACGCCGCCTGGATTGACCGGAACCGCCTCGATGATCGCGTGAACCACACCGCCTATCGTGAGCGTGTCTGTCGTTGTCGGGACAGCGTCCGAGGCTTCGAGGATGACCCGCTTATCGCCTCGCTTTATCAGCGTCCCGTCGATGTCCTTTGCCGCGTAGTCGAGGACAGCGCCGTAGACAGTCTCCACAGCCGTCGTGATAGCCGCTGTCCCGGTTGCCGGGTCATACGATCCCGGTGTTCTGGTGGTCAGTGTCATCGACTGGCCTTTGTCCGTCAGCAATCCAAGTGCCGTGGACTTCAGCGACGTGTAAAGGGGGGAAGTCATGCCCGCACCAATGCCACGGTCGAACCCGCCGCAGACAGCAACGGAGCCAGCAGGTTATCGATGGAGCGATACCGAACGAACGCAGCCGCGCCGGGTTCGTACTC